GGTTTTCCAAAGAACATGGGTTGTTTTTTTGTATCTACTTCTTCTGAATTGAAGACGGTCATTTGACTGACCGTTTTGTTGTCATCTACACTGGTCTTAAATTTTACAAGACTCACAATCTTCCTCCTCTATTAAATTTAACTCTAACAAAAACTTCGCACATTCTATTTAACCTTGCAAAATATTTGATTTTCATCATACTCCAAGATTATGGTTTTGTCCACCCATAACTCCACTTGTATCCTTTACAGTGCTTAAATTTTCCCTCACAAGTATATTTGATATTAGAAGGAGTTGTTCCTACAAATTTAGAAGCATCACTAATAGATTGAAACTCTCTTAAAAAGTTTCCTTCAATATCATACTGAAATACTTTAGTTCTTTTTACATTTGGATTATTTTTGAGTGTTTGAGATGTTTTACTTTTGCTTTCTTCTTTGTGAGATTTTCCAGCAAATCCACAAGGAGATGGTTGTCCTTTTCTCATCTTACTCCATTTTTCTTTTTGTTCTTTTGTGTGTGTTTTATTATAGAATGAATTTTCTTCTCCAATAAATTTGCCTTTTCTTTTTGATGATAAAAGTTCCTTTGTTTCTTCTGTATGAGAATATCCAAGAATTCCGCCATCACCACCAAGAGTTTGGTTATATTCTGGTTTTAATGAAGAAATCCATTCAATTTCTTTTTCACCAAGAATATCAACATCATATCTATCTAATTCCTCAATAATAAAATTATCCTCACCATACTTTCTTAATGCTTTATGGAGGTAAGTTGTTGAACCATTTTTAGAAGCATATAAGTGATTATAAAATCTTGTTGGTAAAGATTTTATGGTTTTCCCAACATATTTTTTATTATTAATTTTATTGGTTATTAGATAGATGCAACCATACATAAGATTTATTAAAACCTATTACTATTTATAATAATAGGTCTTTACACTTTCGTCAAATTTTACAAGATTCGCAATCATCCTCCGCTGTGTTTTCAATGTCAGAAATTAAATTATCTAGTGTTGAATTTGTCTCTTCAATTTCGTCGTTTTTATTGTCGTATGTGTTTTGATAATATGCTGTTTTCCAACCATAACGATAACAAGTCAAAAGATCTTGTGCCCATAAAGAAATAGGAATCTCATTGTCAGGAAACTTAGTTGGATTATAACTCCAGTTACCAGAAATTGCCTGATCAAAGAACTTTTGCATCACAGCAACAACATTAATATAACCACGATTGGACTCCATATCCCAAAGAAGCGTATAATTGCTCTTAAGACTGCTATATTGTGGGACAATCTGCTTGAGAACTCCTTTCTTGGACTTCTTAACGGACAGAAAGGCACGAGGTGGTTCGATTCCATTTGTTGCGTTTGACACAACGGAACTGCTCTCTGAAGGCATTTGTGCGGACAATGTTGAGTTCCGTACTCCGTACTTCTTGACATCCTCTCTAAGACCGTCCCAATCGTAATGAAGCTCATTTGGTACGATCTCATCTACATCCTTCTTGTATGTATCAATCGGCAGAATTCCATGTCCATACTTGGTACGATGGCTGAATTCACATGATCCTTTTTCTTTGGCAAGATTTACTGTAGCACGAATCAGATAATATTGGAATGCCTCTGAAAGATCATGAATCAGTTTCCAGGCATTAGGATCGTCATAGAACCACCCGTGCTTGGCAAGATAGTGTGCCAGACCAATATAACCTACTCCAAGGGAACGGCGTGCTTTGGTGGCGCGTTCTGCTGCTCTGACGGGATATTGCTGAAAATCAATAAGTTCGTCAAGACTCCTAACTGCAAGATCGCACAGAACATCAAGATCCTCCAAAGACCTGATTTTACCAATATTAATAGCAGAAAGGATACACAGAGCAATTTCCCCATCTTCATCGTCAATATGCTTGATTGGTTTGGTTGGAAGCGTAATCTCCTGACACAGATTGCTCATCTCAACTTTATCCATGAAGGAAGAGTGAGAGTTACAATGGTCGATATTCATGATGTAGAGACGACCAGTTTCTGCCCTCTGTTTCAGGATGTCCAGAATGAGTTCTTGAGCACCAATAGTTTTTCTTGGAATAGACTCATCTTGTTCATAGCCCACATAGAGATCATCAAATGAATCAGTACCAAAAGCATCATAGAGTCCTGGAACATCATGCGGTGAGAACAGGCTAATCTCTCCATTCTGGATGAAACGCTCATAGAAAAGTTTTGAAATTTGGATGGAGTAGTCAAGTTTTCTTACTCGATTGTCTTCTGTTCCTTTATTGTTTTTGAGAACAATAATGTCTTCTATTTCTTGGTGCCAGATGGGGAAGTGGACAGTTGCTGATCCACCTCGTATGCCATTTTGAGTGCAACATCTGACAGTTGCTTCAAACTTTTTGAGAAATGGGACAACACCTGTATGCTGCACTTCTCCACCTCTGATTTTGCTGTTGATGCCACGGATTCTACCTGCGTTGATACCGATTCCCGCCCTTTGTGCAACGTATTTACCGATAGCCATATCAGAACTAAAGATGCTATCGAGGGAGTCATCAACATCAACAAGAACACAGCTAGCATATTGTCGAAGTGGAGTTCGCACTCCTGCCATGATAGGTGTGGGAATGTTGATTCGGTGTTTTGAGATTGCGTCATAATACTTCTTTACGTAATCGAGACGGGTCTCTTTAGGATACTTCGAAAAGATAGTTGCGGCAATCAGAAGATACATGAACTGTGGTGTTTCGTAAAGAGCACCACTACTTCTGTCTTGCACTAGGTATTTATCCACAACCTGCCGCAATCCGGCATATGTAAACAAAAAGTCACGATCATGATCAATAAATGATTGTAGTTTATCAAACTCTTCATCAGTGTAAAGGTCCGCAATTTCTGCATCGTAAACACCTTTTTTAATGCATTGGTCCACGTGCTGTTTTACAGTTGGTGTTTCGTGCATACGACCATACAACTGTTTGCGAAGAGAAAACAGAAGAAGACGTGCTGCCACAAACTGATAGTTGGGATGGTCAAGATCAATCAAATCACTTGCGGCACGAATCAAAATTTCTTGAATCTTTGCCGTTGGAATGCCATCATAAAACTGAATACCTGATTGAATTTCGACCTGACTTGCAGAGACCCCGGCAAGGTCTTTACATGCCTCATCAACCATTTTATGAAGTTTATTCAAATCAAGAGGTTCAATAGACCCATTTCTCTTGACAACTTTTGTTCCGTTCGTCATATCTTTTTCCAATTGTTAAATTTGATCTTTGCTTCCAAACCAGAGTAGGTATTCGATTCTAGCACAGACTGAACATCATGTCCAGCAAGAATCATATCGTTTATATCTTTTTCTTTTACGTTGCTTGGCCAGATGACGACGCTTTCATTTCGTTCGATACATCTTTCAATCCTTCCAACAATCTCTCGATTGCGGGGCTCGTTATCATAAACAAAAATAATACTGCTTCCTTCAAGACAACGAATGTCACCGTCACTGCCACACAAAGCCACACTATTAGAGACGAAAGTGCTGTCAAAGGGTCCTTCGACCAAGTAGATAGGTAAGTCTCTATTGATTTTTTCCAGTCCATATATCTTCGGTGCCTCCTCCTGAATCATAATGGTGATATATTTATTGGGAGACTTATCTAGTGCTCTTCCCTGAAACCCAATCAAATTTTTATCTTCATCGTACATTGGAATGATGATACGCGGTTCATCTCTACCTATGGTGCTAAAAGTCTTTTTTTGTGTATTTGTCCACCGCTTGAATCCTTCCGCATAGTAAAATTTATCCGGGTCCAATTTTCTATTTTCAAGATATTTCTTCGCAACAGAATTACTTGATGCCTTTGGAAGATCAATAGATTGTTTGAATACAGGTTTCTTAAAATCAAACTTTGGTTCTTCAACCACAAAGTTTTTGCCAGTGTGCCCTTCCTTGAACTTCTCAAGTGTATACTGCTTATGCAGCGTAGTATCCATCTGCTTGAGAAAATTATTCAATGACATACTCGCGCCACAATTATGACACTTAAAGTTTGTGTTATTTTTGACCTGGTAGAGATATCCCCTTGTCTTATTTTTGTTCTTTTGCGAATCTCCGCAAATAGGACACCGAAAGTTATAGAGATCTGTTTTGACCTTTTTGAACTTTTGTAGGCGTGAAGAAATCAGACCAATATACTTGGAGTCAACTAGATCCATTACAGAGACAATACTATCGTCTCTCCATTATAACCTGTGGTGCCTGTTGGGTCAAGGAAAGTGGAAGAATAGTACCGGCACTAATGAGAAGTGCTACAACTACCAAGACTCCACCGATTTGCCAACGAAACTTTGAGAATGCTTTTATTTCTGTTTCTATCTTATCAATTCTTTCATGTAAAATCTTATGATCTTTCTCGCTATCTTCCTTTAACTCATCAATCATTTTAATAATGAGAGAATCAGTCTTCATACTCTGCTCAATTCTCTCATCATGTTTCGTGAGAATTTGAGCAATACGATTATTACCTTCTGATATCTTTTCTACTGCTGATTCTAGTTTCGAAAGCATCTCTCTCGAAAGATCTTCATAGATTCCAAGCTTTGATTCCAGAACAGCAACTTTTGAATCTGAAAACATTTTACTTATTGCTCCAACGTTTCCTTGCTCCTGGCATCAAACCTCTGGCAATTATGGGAGGTCTTTTTTTCTTTTTATTTAAATAAACAGGAGGAGTTTCTGTTTCTGGATTAAACCCCAAAGAACTTGCTCCACTCACATTAGCAATTGAAGATCCTTCTTCCTTTAGTTCTCTAACAATTTTAATAATTTTTTCTATGTCCATTAGAGTTTCTTTAATTTCAGGAGACAAGTTGAATCTTCTTCTATATCATGTATCTGAGTTTTTGGATACTCGGGAATTCTATTCAAATAGACCAAAAAACTTTTTAATGGTGACCACAATTCTTTTTCCAAATTATAGAATAATAAAGGAACAGCAGCATCATTAAAAACATTAAAGAGAACAATTAAATGATTCAAAATAAGGTGTATTTTAATTTCACCAGTACTTTGATACCTTTTCAAAAGTCTCTTTATATAACGTATTCTTTTTAAATCGTTCTCAAAATCTTCCATTGTAACTGCTTGGGGATTATCGTAGAATTTTATGGCGAAGAGTAAATAATTACCCTCATTCAATTCATCAAATTTCATACATCACCCTTTAATATCAGCTAGCAGTATCTGGATATTGAGTATCGTCAGCAATAATAGAACCATCAGCATCATTCTGAATACCGCCATTACCATCGGCATCGGCACTCATTGCAACAAATGTTTCAGTCTTAACTCTGAGATTGCCATGCATATCCATGTAAGTTGTAACACCAACCCAACCAGCATGTGCAGGAGCATACTTGCGTGCATCGCCAGTTGCAGTATTAGCAACTCCAACTTCTGTAGTATCTACACCATAAATGGATGATGTGAAAAGTTTTGTATATCCATCTGGTCCAGTCTTTGTTGCATCAGCAGCTGCTTTTGCCTCTGGAGCAATATATCCAGAATCAGTTATTGTATAAAGAGGTTCTTCAGAAATAGCATATGATGCTCCGGCAGGAACAGTTGTAAGTCCAACAACAAAACCACTAGTGCTATCAATATTCATAGTGGTAGAAGTAATACCACCAGTAATTACGGCATAACCATATGTTGCTCCAGCACCAACAGTAATTACGGCACCAGTATTAATTCCTGAACTTGAAGTAGTAAAGGTAACTACACCTACCGTTCCAGTTACTTGCTTTGTATCGAAATTGACGGCAATAGTACCATCATTATAAACCAAATCTTTATTGCCCCAAAGAGCCATGTTCCCTTACCTATAATTCTTTTTATACAGATATTTATAAAAAAAGGAGACCCTAAGGTCTCCAAATATCACTCTTCTCTTGCTTTAATTGCCTTCGTAACAACCTCTAAAAGTTGATCGTCCATATCAGTCTTGGTCAGTTTTACTGCTTTTTCAAGAATAACTAAACAAATATCAATCAGTTTTTCTCCAAGTTCCTCATTTTCCGGAATCTTGGCAACGGCATCAGAGATAATTTTTGATGCTAATGGAAGAAGAAATGCAAGCATAGTAGTAGTGGCAACCTACTACTATATATCATGCTCTTACTCTTATAGGCGGGGAGCCGGATTATTCTTATTTTTGGTATTTATTTTCTTTAGTCTGTCAGCATGATATTTGTCCAATTTATCCTTGAGAAGTGCGACTGCATCCATTCTCTTTGCCCCTAATCTGGCAAGTTTTTTCTCATCACCTGGATCATCTTTAGATTCTATTATTTTATCTTCATCCATACAATCTTTTACAGAACTTGAAGTGGCAATTTTATCAAAATCCTTTTCCAATTTTTGAGGGTCAGTGAGAACCATAGGATTTTTTATCCCAAGACCAGATCTCAATTTATTTTTAAGCATTTCTCTATACGCTTTATCAGATCTAGCATCTCTTTTTTCTTCCTTTTCTTCTTTCACTTTTTCTGGAAGACCTTCATGCTTTGTTTTTGCAAATTTCTTTGCTTCCTTTTCACTCATGCCTTTTGCTGCCTTTTCAACTTCAGGGGATGCTGGTGTTTCACCTTTTTTTGCCGCATAAACCATACCCATAAATTTTTGTTGTGCTCTACTTAAAGCTTTTTCAGTGATGAAAGGACCTTCCATTTCATTTGAATTCATTTGATAATTATTTTTGTTAGATCCTGGAGCATTGGGCATCACGGTAACATTATTTTTTCCTTTCATAATTTTTATTTCTTTTCTATCATTCTCAGTCTCTGACTCAGCTTCATGAATAAATTCTTCTTTGGCAATTTCCTTGCCAATTTTTTCGCGACGATTCTTGAGATATGAATCTGTCTTATCTACCTTACCATCATTATTAACATCTGAATCCTCTTTACCTACAGGATCTAAACCTCCAGACTTTTTCTTTTTTCCCTCATATGGTTCACCATAACCAGTCATTTCAACTTCAGAAATATTTGGATTTTGGCGAAGATCATTTATTTTTTGGCGAGTTGCCATTCTAACATAAGTACGACCATCCTTTCCTGTTACTCTTACTTTATATTTCTTCTCTCCAGTGTTTTGCATCTCTTGCTCATAAACTAAACTTACTTCATCATCAATAACCTCATTATCAACAAAAACCTTATACAACGCACTTGCAACACTTAAAGATGCTGTTTCTTGAATTTGATAATCTTCTCTCATACCATTTTTTCCAAACAACATCCCCTTTACAACTTCTCTTTCTTGCTGACTTAAACTACTATTTTGAAGATATTGTGAATATGCCTGACGAAGGGGAATTTCTTCTCTTCTTGCTCTGTAACGAATATCATAAACTGCCTGCTTTGCTTTTTTGGCAGGATCTGTTTGTTTTCTATTTTCCAATTCTTTTCCTTTAGAACTTGAAGCACCTGCAGGATGCTTTCTTGCAGGAAGTTCTTCGGCAATATTCCTTTTCATGAGAAAATTTTACTTCTTACTTTTTTCTATATTTATTTAGGAATTTGATTGCGTCCTCTGCATTCTTACGATATCCATCCGTTCCAATTAACATATTTGGTTTACCGGGAAGACGATATTTATCATCCATCTTAACTTCACTATATTCTATCAGATCTTTAATCCAAGACTTAAACATATCACCATCTTCAGTAACACAAATAAGGTAATTTGTCCCTCTACGAATAATTTTTCCCACCTTTTCAGTTACTATGCTTTTTACCCAATCATTTTCATTAAAAATTTCTTTGTTTATATATTGTTCTCTTAATCTATTAGGATCTCTATAACCAGGAGATGCTATAGTTTTTTCCTTTTCAGTTTGTCTTGGATCCTTACGACCCACTACTTGCATTTTATTATAAAATACAAGTCTTCCACCAACGCTTTTTGCGGTAAACTCTCCTCTTCCATCATAATATCCACCATGACCATCGCTTTTAAGATTTAGAAGTCTGGCAGTTTCTTTCGGACTTCTAATCTCACTTAAGAATTGGGAAAAATTTTTCATTATTTTTTATTTTCTTTTTCTATTAAGTTCTGCCGTTATTGTTTTTTCATTCGCAATAACATAATTCAGAATACTTTTTCTTATCTTTATATATTTATCTTTGATTTCTTTCCTACTTATAGAATCTATTTTTTTAGTAAAAATTTTATAAACATAGGAAAAAAAATCTTTATATGATCCGTTAAAATCAGATAGTAAATCTTTTACAAATTTTTCTGTTTCCATTTTTCTTATACATATTGCTTAATTGTTCTTCCGCCAATTGGTTGAATGATTACTCTTGCACCTCTTATTCCATGATCACTTCTATCTCCTTTATAAACTCCTAAAAACACAGGTTCATAATTTCCAGTTATTCTATCTCCATTATTCAGTTTATGTCCTGTAGAAGTTAATTCATAATATCTACCTTTGTTTCGAATATTCAAAACTCCTTGCATAGTAATATCAACATTATTTTCCCCTCTTATCCCACCATACTGACTACCATATACTGCCATCTTTTTTAAATTATCATCCTGAATTCTTCTACCAACAGTTGTTGCTGGAGGCATACCATTAGGGTACAGTTCTTTTAAAGTATTGATAAACGCTTGAGTTTCTGGGTGATTAAAAATATTTGGTTCTACTCTTTGGGATGTTCCTGCCCATTGTTGAAATGCTCTGGCACCATCACCAGCTTTATGAGAAACATGCCCAGCATATTGTCCCGCTACAGTTCCTTTAAAGTGAAAGTCACATTTTGGAGTACCAGGGGTACTTTCGCAAAAACCAACCTGATAGGTAGTATTGCCAACTTTTAATAAAGTAAAATCCGTACCAGTTTTATCAAATATCTCCCGAAGTTGCTGATTAACTCTTATAATTTGAGCATCTTCTTGTGCTGTAGTTGCCTGAGTTCTACCAGAAAACTCAGAATCTTTATATATTTGAGCCAGTCTGACCATATACCCATTATCAGTTGGTAACATAATAGATTGACCAACTTTATAATTATTAAGACTATTTACACTGGTCAAAGATTTTAAAATAGATTTATCCAATCTAATTTTCACACCTTTCGATTCAGTCAATACAAATTCTTTACCGGATCGAACCCTCGTCAAAAATATATTAAAATTATTTCTTTTTGCAAGTTCATTTGCGGACAAATTTGCCATTTTTATTTTTATTTAGAATGGAGAATAGGAGAATCGAACTCCTAATAAGTGCTTGCAAAGCACCCGTTATACCGTTTAACTAATTCCCCAGAAAAGACGGCATCAAAGTTTGCCGCCAACAACACCGTCATTAATAACACGATTATTTTCTTCTGCCCAACCTTCCTGTTTTCCCTTCAAATAAAATCGTGTTGCTGTAATACATTCTTCTTTTGTAAGAGATGTTACTAGTGCTTCACGGTCTTTAGATACGCTAATCCAAAGACCAAATCGCTCCTCAATAAAGAAGCAGTCATCATACATTACGATTTCGGGTTCATTCATCGTTAGTTTCC